AGGTCCATGAATCTAATGACTATTGAGTGGCAGAATCGTGGTATTAACATGTGGACTATAGAAGAAGGCACACAAGCCGTGTCAGCTGGCACATCTCAGTATACGCTTCCTGCAGATACCATAGATCTTCTTGATCATGTCATACGTACAAATGCAGGTAATACCACTACACAGTCTGATCTTACCATAAGTCGTATAGGTGTGAGCACATACGCATCAATTCCTAACAAGTTAACAAGAGGTAGACCAATTCAGGTATGGGTTGAGCGTTTAGCTGCAGCCCCCAGAATAAACCTCTGGCCTGTACCTGATACCAGTTACACGTTCGTATACTATAGAATGAGAAGAATAGAAGATGCAGGTAGTGGTGTAGAAACCGCAGATATGTCTTTTCGTTTCTTACCTTGTCTAGTAGCAGGACTAGCATATCATATAGCTATGAAGGTGCCTGAACTAGCAGATAGAATAACTATGTTAAAAGCAGCGTATGATGAGCAGTATACTTTAGCTGCTGGAGAAGATAGAGAGAAAACGTCGGAACATTTTGTCCCTCGTGTTAATAGGATTTAATCATGTCAAATAGGTTTGCAACTAACAACAAAGCATTAGCCGAATGTGATATATGCGGATTTAGATACAAACTAAAAGAACTACGTGATTTAATAGTAAGAGGTAATAACACTAACTTAAAAGCATGTATAGAATGTTGGGGTCCTGACCACCCACAAAATAGACAAGGCATGTTTCCTGTGCATGATCCTCAAGCTATACGTGATCCAAGACCTGATTTTGCTGGCTATGCAGCCAGTAGGGCGTTAATATATTCAGGTTCTGAATTTAACAAACTAAGCTTCGCTGCATCTATGGCTGTGGGGCAAGTAACAGTAACCACTTCATAAGGAGAATAATATGCTTAATAGATCTAGTATGGGAAAACAAATTAACAATCCTGGGGGTTTAAAAAAGATACCCGATAATGCTAAAGGATTAAAAGCGTTAAAGAAAAAGTCACCAGAAACAGTTAACAATATGGGTTTCATGAAAAAAGGTGGTATGGTAAAAAAGTATACTACTGGTGGTATTATAAAAGCTAGAGGTGCAGGAGCAGCTACAAAGGGTTTTTCTTTTAAGGTGTAAGTTATGAATTATACAAGTTTAAAAGCAAACGTAGAATCTATATGTGAGCAGACGTTCACAGCAGATCAACACGCACTGTTTGCACAACAGGCAGAACAGAAAATATTTAATTCTGTAGAGTTACCAGCAATGCGCACTGTAGATAGTGGACCTCTTACAGCTACAAATAAACTATATACTACTCCAGACGGGTATCTTTATACTTATAGTTTAGCTGTAATTAGTAGTAGCACTACAACTTATTTGTTAAACAAAGATGTTAATTTCTTACGTGACGCTTACCCTGTGAACACAAGTGCAAAATACGGATTACCTAAATTTTATGCTTATCATAGTACTGGAGGGTCTAATATAAAATTAATGTTAGCTCCAACTCCAGACCAAAACTATGAAATAGAACATATATATGCAAAATACCCTACGTCTATTGTATCTGCAGGAGGTACTTATTTAGGAGATAATTTTGATACAGCATTACTAAACGGTACATTACTTGAGGCAATTAGATTTCAAAAGGGTGAAGCTGATATGGTGGCTTTATATGATAAGCACTTTTTACAGGCTATAACATTACTTAAACAAGCTGGAGATGGTAAGCTTAGACAAGATTATTATCGTTCTGGACAATTTAAGACGAATGTAGGTTAGGAGAGATAGATGGCAATCACACAAGCTATGTGCACATCTTTTAAGATAGCTCTGTTAGATGGTGAGATGGATTTTAGTAGTGATACTTCTCAATCTTTTAAAATAGCCTTATATACATCTTCTGCAACTTTAAGTGCTGCAACTACAGCTTACAGTACAACTAACGAAGTGTCAGGCACAGGATACGATGCAGGTGGTAAAGCTCTTACCATAGCAGCAAACCCTGCGTCATCAGGCACCACAGCCTTTTTGGATTTTTCTGATGTAACTTGGAGTTCTTCTTCTATTACAGCCCGAGGAGCTTTGATATATAAAAGTGCAACAGGTAATCCTGCAATAGCAGTTATTGATTTTGGAGAAAATAAACAATCTAGCTCTGGGAACTTTGTAATATCATTTCCTACGGCTGATGCTAATAATGCGATTATACGCATATTATGATGGAGTTAAGATGAAGTTCTTGCATATATTAACTTGTTCGTGTAATAATTTAATTAATAGTGAGGTTTGATAAATGGCAACACAATATAGTACACTTTTAAAACTTGCTTTACCTACTCAAGGAGAGTTGAGTGGTTCTTGGGGAGATGTTGTTAATAATAATATAACATCTATGATAGAAGAAGCAGTTGCAGGTCTAAAGACAATAAACACTTGGAGCACTAACTCTGCAACGCTGTCAACAGCAGATGGTACGACAGCAGAAGCTAGAGCTGCTATATTAAATCTTACGGATACAACCAGTGATTTAAGCGGAGCTGCTACATTAATATGTCCTGCACTTAGCAAGGTATATATTGTAAAAAATGCAACTGGACAAGCAGTTACAATCAAAACATCTTCAGGTAGTGGTATTGCTATACCTAATGGAACAACAGGATTTGTATATTGTGATGGCACAAACGTAGTAGAATCTTTAAATAATGTAACAGGAAACCTCACTGTAGGCGGAAATGCTTCTGTAGGAGGTAATTTAACTGTTACAGGTACAACTACATTTAATGGTGGGACTGTAACTCTTGGTGATGCTAATACAGACAATATTGTTTTTGGTGGTGAAGTAGACTCTAACATTATACCAGACGATGATGGCACTTATGATTTAGGTAGCTCTTCAAAAGAATGGAAAGACATATACATCGATGGCATAGCATATTTAGATGCAATAAATTTCAATGGCACGGCAATAAGTGCAACAGCTGCTGAACTAAACATTATGGATGGCGTAACATCTACTGCAACAGAATTAAATATTATGGATGGTGATACTTCTGCAAGTTCAGTAACTGTGGCTGACGCTGACAGAGTTGTACTAAACGATGCAGGAACAATGAAGCAAGTAGCAGTCACAGACTTATCTGCTTACTTTGATGATGAAATAACTGCAATGCCTAATCTTGTAACTACAGCGGCTACAACAGTTGGTGCGTTAAACAGTGGTTCTATTACAAGTGGCTTTGGTACTATTGATACAGGTTCATCTACAATAACAACTACAGGTTTGATTTCAGGTGGTTCTTTAGATATAGATGATGTTGTTATAAATGGAACAAATATTGGACACACAGACGATACAGATTTAATTACACTAGCAGATGGTGTAGTAACAGTCGCAGGTGAGATATCCGCAACTACATTAGATATTGGTGGTACTAATGTAACATCCACTGCAGCAGAATTAAATATTCTTGATGGAGTAACTGCAACAACAGCAGAACTTAACTACAGTGACACAGGTGCATCTGTAGGTACAGTCGTTGCAAGTAAAGTTGTGACAGCAGATGCAAACAAAGATGTAGCGTCTTTTAGGAATATCACGTTAACAGGTGAGCTTGATGCAGGTTCTCTTGATGTAAGTGGTGACGCAGATATAGACGGCACACTTGAAGCAGATGCGATAACAGTTAATGGCACGGCTCTTAATACAGTTATTGCAGGAGTTACAACAGCAAATTCTACGTTAGCAGCTACAGTAACCGTTACTGACAGTAATGCGAACACAAACTTTCCTATAGTATTTCATGATGAATCAAATGCTTTATTAGACGACACAGGGGCATTAAGATACAACCCAAGCACAGGTGAATTACTTGTACCAAAATTAACTGTAGCAGGCACGACTACTACTGTAGATACAGTCACAATGAACGCTCAAAACGCAATTATATTTGAGGGTGCTACTGCCGATGCTCACGAGACTACACTTACCATTGTAGATCCTACAGCGGATAGAACTATAAATTTACCTAATCAATCAGGAACAATACCTGTGCTAGCCGCAGCAAGTAATACAGCAATTACATCTACCCCTGCTGAATTAAATATACTTGATGGTGTAACGTCCACAGCAACAGAACTTAATTTAATTGATGGTTCATCTGCAGGTACAATAGTTAACAGTAAAGCAGTTATATATGGTTCTAGCGGTGAGGTAAATGCAACTACATTGCAGATAGCAGGAACTTCTGTTACATCTACAGCAGCAGAATTAAATATACTTGATGGTGTAACGTCCACAGCAACAGAATTAAATATTATGGATGGTGATACATCCGCTTCCTCTACAACTTTAGTAGATGCAGACAGAGTAGTAACAAACGACAACGGAACAATGAAGCAGGTTGCTTTATCCGATGTTAAAACATATTTAAGTAGTGCAGGATTTACTTCAGACGATCCCACAGCACTTGCGATAGCGTTAGGATAATATTATGGCAAATACATTTAAAGTGGTCACATTCGCTGCCGAGCCAAATGCTGCAGGAACTCCGTATACAATATACACAACTCCGGGCAGTACAACTACAGTAGTGATTGGACTAATACTTACAAACATACATACCTCACAAGTAACAACAGAAGTAGAACTTGTATCTGATACATCAGGTGGTGGTAGAGGAGCAACCAACGGAACAGCTTTCTTGGTTAAAGATGCACCAATACCTGTAGGTTCTTCACTTGAATTACTAACAGGTGGTAAGGTTATACTTGAAACAACAGACGTATTAAAGGTGGACTGCTCCGTAGCAGATAAACTTTCAGGCACATTGAGTATAATGGAGATAACATAATATGGCATACATTGGCAACAACGTACCTGCTAACTTTCAAGCTCCACCTGCAGTCGTAAGATTTAATGGTGATGGTTCTGATACAACCTTTGCACTTGGAAGAACAATAGGTTCAGTACAAGAAATACTTGTAAGTGTTGATGGTGTTGTCCAAGATAGTGCGGCTTACACTGTACCTGATGGCTCAACATTGACATTCTCGGCTGCACCTTCAAGTGGTACAAACAATATCTTTGTGTACTTTCTTGAGTTATCAGCAGGAACAATAACACCCACAAGTGAGTTCAAGGGTAACTTTAAGAATGGTGGTATGTTCAGAACTAATGCACAAGCCTTAGATACAAACATAACAATACTTGCCACAGAAAATGCACAGGTAACAGGAACACTTACAGTAAATGATTCAGTTACATTGACCATTAATGATGGTGGAAGATTGGTGGTGACATGAGTACAATCAAAGTAGATAAGTTACAAGGTACAAGTGGTAGTGCCACTGCTATTACAATGAGTGGTGCAAATGCTACAGTGGGTGGTACACTTGCAGTAACAGGTGTGCATACAATAGGCACTAATGCTGTTTACACATCTGATGCAGGAGCAGTTACACAAAATGTAGTTCAAGGAATGGCAAAAGGTTTCTGTAGATATAGTGCTTCAGCATTTACAGAATCTTTTAACTTTTCAACATTTACAGATAATTCCACAGGTGACCATAACATGAGTTTTACTAACAACATGAATAATAGTGTTTATGTAATTAGTATGCAACATGAAGGTGGTAATGCAGGAGACCATTTTAGATATGGATGTGAAGCTGTTAGTAGTACATCTTTAGTTAATATGGAACATTTTCTTTTGAGTTCAGGTTCAGGACCAACACAAGCTGATTTAGGTGACAATGGTTTTACCATACATGGAGACCTAGCATGAGTACAGTAGTATTAGACACAATCACAGGCAAGTCCACTGCAACAACCATAACTATTGGCTCAACACCTGTAGTTAGTGCAAGTGCAAACTCTATGACTATTAGAGGTGAGGGTAGCAATCAGACAAGTATTCAGCAAGGGTTGAATAAACAATGGGTAAGAACTTCAGGTGCTGCTGTTACAGTTGCAGATTCTTTTAATACAGCTTCTGTTACAGATTCAGGAACAGGTCTTTATGCACCTCAATTTACTACCAACATGGGTAATACTAATTATGCAGTTCTTTCATCATCAGATGATAAACAAGATGGTGGTAGTATATTTGTTCATAATATTAATGATGCTGTTGCTCAAGCCACGAGTGGGTATGGAACATCTAATAAAAAATATAGCTATGCACTTGCTGACGGAAATCAAAATATAGCATCTGCAGCTTTAGGAGACCTAGCATAATGGCAAACGGAACAATAGCATTTGATACATTATCAACAAGTGGACAGATAAGTGGAACAGCTAAGTCTTTGGATACAGATTATGTTGTGACAGGAACTAATAAAGCATGGATT